AGTAGATCTTTCAACAGTAACATTTGATGCACTAAAGCTCGATCATGTAATCGGTAATCTTACTGGTAATGTTACGGGTAATGTTACTGGTAACGTAACTGGTAACGTATCGGGAAATGCGGGAACTGTAACAAATGGTGTGTATACAACAGATACAGGTACAGTAACATCTACAATGATTGCAGATGGAACAATTGTTGATGCAGATATTAATGCATCTGCTGCAATAGCTAAGACAAAGATTTCGGGTACTGCAGTAACTCAAGCAGATACAGCAACTGTTACAAATACAATGCTTGCAGGTTCAATTGCTAATACCAAACTTACAAATTCAAAGGTAACAGTTGGAACCACAGATATTTCATTAGGTGCTTCATCAACTACACTTGCTGGCCTTACATCTGTAACATCAACAGGATTCACTGGTGCTCTTACAGGTAACGTAACTGGTAATGCTTCTACAGCTACCGCCCTTGCAACACCACGTAATATTAATGGTGTAGCATTTGATGGTTCTGCAGCAATTACTGTAAAGGCATCTACTACAAATGCTCTCACAATTGGAACGGGACTATCAGGATCATCGTTTGATGGTTCAGGTGCAGTTACAATTGCTATAGATTCAACAGTAGCCACATTAGCTGGAACACAGACTCTTACAAATAAGACTCTTACATCTCCAGTAATTGGAGCTATATCAAATACAGGTACATTAACACTTCCAACTTCAACAGACACATTGGTTGGTCGTGCAACTACTGATACTTTGACAAACAAGACATTAGATACTGCAGGTGCTGGTAACGTACTTAAGATTAATGGTACTCAGGTTTCAGCAGTAACAGGTACAGGAGCAGTAGTTCTTGCTACCAGCCCATCTGTAACTGGTCTTTCAACAGATACACTTTCAACAACTGGTAACGTAACAGTTGGCGGTAACTTGACAGTTAACGGTACAACAACCACAATTAACTCAACAACCTTAAGCACTGCTGAGCAAGTTCTTTTAATCTCAAACACAACCACACCAACAGACGTAACTGCTAATGGTGCGGGAATTCAGATTAACGGTACTACAAATAAGACTCTTAAGTGGTACTCATCAACAGGATCATTTAACTCATCAGAAAGCCTTAACCTAGCAACAGGTAAGACGTTTATGATTAATGGAACTACCGTACTTTCTGCTACAGCGGTTGGCGGACAAACAATTCCAGCATCAGCAATTGTTGGTTTAACAGATACTCAAACTCTTACTAACAAGACTTTGACTGCTCCATCAATTTCAAACCCAACAGTTTCTGGAACATTAACTTATGCTTCAGGTGCCTATATAACTTTTGCAGATGGAACATCTCAGTCAACTGCAGGAACACCATCTATAACACCAATAAATGCACAATCAGCATCATTAACTCTTGGGTCATCATATGTTAAGGATTCGTTTGTATCGGTTGCTTCAGCCTCTGCTGCAACAATTACAATCCCAGCGGATTCAACATATAATTATCCAGTTGGTGCTTCTATAACCTTCCAAGCAGCAGGAGCAGGACAAGTTAGCTTTGTCCTAGCATCTGGTGTTACAGGGCAATATACTCCAGGATTAAAGTTAAGAACTCAATGGTCTGTTGCAACTATTCAAAAAGTTGCTGCAAATACATGGGCAATTTATGGAGATCTTTCAGCTTAAAAAATTAAAATATAAAGGAGACACAGTAAATGTCAAAACATGCGGTAAATGCGGGTCAAGGAGAAGAGGTAGCTCCGTTAGCAGTAACAGGGCTAACAGCTACAAATATTGGTACAAATCGTCCATATAATAATGGAGCAGCTTCACTTTCTTGGACGCTTCCATCAAATTCTAATCCAGCAACACTTTATACAGTAACATCAGTTCCTGCAACTACAACCCAAACCTCTACAACAAATAGTTTGACATTTACTGGTCTTGCTTCAAATACATCATACACCTTCGTTGTAACACCATCAAATCCAAATGGATCTGGCCCATCAACAACGTCGAGCTCTATTACAGCAACAACAGTTCCGCAGTCACCTACAATTGGCTCCGCAACAGATGTTGGAATCAATGTAGCTTGGGGTAATGCTCAAGCAAACGTTTCGTTTACAGCGGGACAAACAGGTGGATCTGCAATTACTGGTTATACAGTAACTTCAAGCGGATCACAATCTGCCACAGGAACAACTTCTCCAATAAACGTGTCTGGAATGTCTGGTGGAACCAACTATTCATTTACAGTAACAGCAACTAACGCAAATGGTGTTTCTAGTGCTTCATCTTCTACTTCCGTAACTCCAACAACTGTTCCAGCACAAGTTACAGGCGTATCTGCTACAGCTGGAGTTAATCAGGATTCAGCTTCGTGGAATATTCCAGATAACGGCGGATCAGGCATTACAAATTATCACGTTACATCAACAGATGGATATAATGGAAATTCTGCTACTAATTCCATTACAATTGCAGATCCAGCGGGTAACTCTTTAAGCTATACCGTTTATGCAACAAATGCAAATGGAAATGGACAAACTTCTGCAGCATCTAACAGTGTTACAACTCAAGCCCCATTCTTCCCACCATTTTTCCCACCGAGCTTCTTTGCCCCACCAGGGTTCTTCGCTCCACCAAGCTTCTTTGCCCCACCAGGGTTCTTCGCTCCACCAACGTTCTTCGCTCCACCGAGCTTCTTTGCCCCACCAGGGTTCTTCGCTCCACCAAGCTTCTTTGCCCCACCAGGGTTCTTCGCTCCACCGAGCTTCTTTGCCCCACCAGGGTTCTTTAATCCCCCACACTTCTTTGCTCCACCAGGATTCTGTATTGATCAAGATACAAATGTCCTTACTACAAATGGATATAAGAAAGCAAAAGATATTTCTGTAAATGATGTGCTTTTGACAAGAGTTTTTGATACATTACCTCTTGCAGATGGCCCAGATGTTGTTTCATCATGGAACGTATCTGAATTATCAAATAGCTCAATAGTTGAATCTAAAATTAAAAGCATTACAGTTACTCCACAATCAGAAACTTATATTATCAATAATAATCAAAGATTCTCGGTAACTGAAGAGCTTCTGATTCTAAGAGACAATCAATACAGATTAGTATGTGTATCTCACATAACAAAGAATGACAAGCTAGTTACTTATGCAGAAAATGGAAATGTTAACTTGATTGATATTTTCAGCATAGAATTGATAAATGAAGATACTGTAGTTTATGACTACATCAGATCTCCTCATGGATTAATTATCGCAGATGGACTACTTGCTTACAACGCATATCCAATAAAATAAGTATAGATTGTGCCCATAGTGTTAATTAGACATTATGGGCACAGCTATGTTATAATTGCAATACTAATAGATAGGATTTTTTATGAGTTATTCATCTCAGGAAATGCTCTTCCCTGGACTTTGGGTATATAGAAATGTTTTTAAAAAAGATTTAGATATCATTAATCGTGTAGAAAATTTAATCAATAATAATAACTCTCAATTTAAATGGTCAGATGCAACAGTTGGCTATATGGAAAAAAAGTTAGATTATAGAGATTGTGTAGATTTTAAAATTGGTGAAATCAAAGATGAATCAATGCTTGCTTATCCAGATTATCAGACTTTAAATAATATCTGGAAAGATGCTTATAATGCTCAAATTGATGCTGTAAATAATTATTGCCAGATGTATAACAGTAAGATGGATTACTGGGAAGTAATGAATTTTATTAAGTATGGGCCAGGACAACACTTCCAAGAGCATGCGGACCATGGATATTCATATAGCGCAACTGTATCTTTGGTAGGATATCCAAACGACGGCTATGTTGGCGGAGGATTAAGGTTTCCAAAATTAAACATAGAGATTCAACCACAAGCTGGAGATTTATATATATTCCCATCAACATATTTATTCTCACATGTTGCGTTACCAGTATCTGATGGTTTAAAATACTCAATTGTTACTATGCTCGACTACAATGATCATGCTCATAATGATGAATTTATGCAAATGCGTGAAAAATGGGTTCGTAATGCACAAAATAAAAGCATTTAAACGAGATGGATTTGCAAACTTATCCCCACTTTCAATTAAAAGAGAGTGGATGGATGAAACTTGGAATGCTCATGCGTACCACTGTTTTCCCGTAGGATTAACAAATCAACTTGGTTGGGGTATATCTTTCCCAGAAGATATTACTTTTATTTGGGATGGCATTAATGATTCTACGCCAGATCATGTCAAAGTTTTGGCGGGAGAAAAATATGTTTCAACGGGAAGAGCTAATGCTACTATAAGCTTTAATACAGGTATAAGCTTTGAGACAAATGATAATGTAAGTCTATTATCAATGCCTGTGCCAAATTATCCAAGAGATGGGATAACTCCTTTTTCAACCATAATGAGTACCTCTTTTTATAATGAAGATTTGCCATGTGCTTGGATGATAACCCGTCCAAATATTGAGATAACAATAAGTGCTAACACTCCAATTATTGCAATATTGCCAATTAATTTAGAAGAACTTCAAGGATCAGAAATACAAATTCTACCTATGAGTCAAAAAAAAGCTCAGCAAACAAACATGATTGAATATTCAAATGAGATTTATGAGATTAATAGAACGGGTAAGTGGACAGATTTTTACCGAAATGCTGTAGATCATAAGGGTAACAAGCTTGGTCAACATCAGGTAAAATCAATTAAGCTCGGTCTGTTAGAATAAAGCTTGTGATATAATTGATTTAATAGAAAGAATAGGCAATGGAACTAGCAAATAACTGGACTGAAAGCGAAAGACCAAAATCAATAACCCCTTCTGGATTTTTTGGCGATTCTATAGATAACATAGTAGAGCTAGAAAACTTTATTACAGAAGACGAACAAAAAAGATTAATTGATTTTGCTAATAACAATAAAATTTGGGATATTACAGAAACTCATATTGATAAAGATGGCCTTGTTTTGTATGATCACAAAGTTTGGGAAGATCGTGTAGCTACTTATAACTCATTGATGTCTTCAGATCCAACAATTTTAGATTTAATTTATTCGTTGATTGACAGGTTGAAGATTAAAGTTGATAAATTTTTTAATGTTGATGTCAGAGCCACTGGACCAGCAATTGTGAGATGGCCAATAGGATCAAGGCAAGAGCCACATGCGGATAAAGAGTTTCATGTGGGAGAAGAGCGTGGCAGGCCAAATGACTTCCCTTGGTATGATATTGCGGGACTATTTTATTTTAATGATAATTATACGGGTGGAGAGCTTTATTTTCCACAACATGGAATAGAGTTTAAACCAAAAGCCAGAGCAGCTTACTTCTTTCCTGGAGATAAGTACTATGCTCATGGGGTAAGACCAATTACAGAAGGTAGCCGATTCACTTCTCCATTTTTTTGGACAGTTACGGCTCATACAGGAGAAAATCAACCACCTGAAGGATTTTTAGGCGGATTTGATTCTCTTGAGTACAAAAAGCTTTTTAATAATTTTGAGAAAGAAGATAAATAATGGAAATAAAGTTTACAGACGAAATCAATGATTTAGTTTTTGATGAGATTTATCCAAATGTTCTTGTTTATAGGAATATGCTATCTGATCCTAAAAAAGCTTATGAAATTATGGCAAGATCAGAGGCTAGCTCGGAAGGCAAGCACTATCTTGCAGCCTGGACACCTTGGGCACAGTTCGGAACTTATACTCAAGCAAAGTGGGGTACTGAAGTTGATAATGCTGAAAAAGGTCAGATTTTTGATGAAGAAAAAGCTTTTGTTGAAGAAATTAATATAGCTTATAATAAAGCAATATCGCATTACACAAAACATACAGGATTACCAATGCCAGCAGATGCAAGTTTTAGCGGTCATTCTTACTGCAAATATTTTGATCAAGTTGATGATTTAAGAAATAATATGACCATGCAATACCATACAGATTATATTGTTTCTCAGAGAGACATGCCTGGACCTAAATTTCACACTACATGTACATTTTATGTAAACGATGATTATGACGGCGGTGACCTTGAATTTTATATTGATAATAATATAATTAATCATAAGCCAAAAGCTGGAGACCTCGTTGTATTTCCTTCTACAGATCCATATTATCATGGTGTAAAAAGAATAGAAAACGGCAATAAGTATTTTGTAAGAAATTTTGTTATGACTACTTATGAGGGATCTAAAGGGTGGCTTGAAAATCAAAAGCTATACGGTGCTTATAGATGGGCTAAATCTGAATCAGCAAGAATTGATAAAGAAGATGATGAAAACATGATCTATTTAAGCAATGGCACAAAAATTACATTCGCAGAAGCTCAAAGAATTAGAGCTGAAAAGTTGGGTATCTCACAGACAAATGAATAAAACCAGTCCACTAGAAGACCTAGTTATTGTTGAAAATTTTATTACAGCTGAAGAGGCTGCTAAAACAATTAACCTTTTAAATAAACTTAATGAAGTTCGTCCAGATTTTTGGAAACCAATTTCTTTTTATGAATCTTATTCTTCTGGTTATCCTGAAGATAATGATCCAATTTTAGAAGAATTTGGATTACCAAATAATTGGTTTTCAGATCTTTATCAAAGATTTAGAGATATTGTTGCAGAAATAGCAAATGTTCCAGAACCTAAACTCTCTAGGATTAGCTTTCATTCTCAAAAATGGGAGCCAGGAGCTTTTGCGCCATTACACTCTGATAATAGCTCAAATGAAGGAGTAATGGGTGCATTTACAAGAAGTAGGTATGCAGCTTTCTTGTATTTAAATGATGATTTTGAAGGGGGAGAACTTTCTTTCCCAGAACACAATCTTGAGTTTTTGCCAAAAACTGGAATGCTCGCAGCTTTTCATGGCGGTCATTCAAATATGCATGAGGTTAAAGTTGTTAAAAAATCAAATAGATATACAATTGGCTCTTTTTTTGATGATAGAGAAGAAGAAGATTATGATCAAGAAACTCGAAATGCCTGGGCAAAAGAATTAGCCGAGGTTAGAGCAATGCAAGCTGAACAAGCTGTTGAGTGGACTGAAATTCGTGAAGAAGGAAAAAGGCTGACTCCAAGTGGAGAAAGAATTTTGGAAGAGGAAGTAAAATGAACGAAAAGTTTTCAGGTGGTAAAGAGCAGTACATCATGTTTGACTTAGAGATTCTTCATCCAGATATCTGGTATTGGAAAAATGTTATTAGTTATCCTGATGAATTAATTGATTTTGTCAACAAAATAGATGAAGAGCCATTATCTCACAAAGCCATCACTCCATGGCATCCATGGGTTGCAAGCAATGATCCTTCTCAAATTTATGGATACGAAAAAGATATTTATATTGAAACCGTTAAGGCTGGCTCAGGAAATGAAAAGGTTGATTTAAGAACTTTATATATAGCTAACAGCATGGAAATGGCTTATCGCATGTGTTATGACAGATACATGGATGCAAGACCCCACCTAGATAAAAATGCTCATATTCTTAGGCTAGACAATGTTCAAATAAAGAAATGGAATGTTGGTCATAATATGGGACCCCATACTGATGGTTATGATGGAGATACAGATCTTGTCTTTTCTTTAGTATGTTATCTTAATGAAGACTATGAAGGCGGAGAAATAGTTTTTCCAAATCAAAATATTACTGTTAAGCCAAAAAAGGGAAGCTTAATAATGTTCCCATCACAAGAACCATTTGTTCATCAAGTAAATGAAGTAAAAGCTGGATATAGATATATGTCAACAGCAGCAGCTTGGAGAGCATAATGTTTGATTTTAAAATGCTTCATCCTGAAATTTTGTATTGTGAAAATATTTTTGATGATTCAAGTAAAATTATTGATTTAATAGAAGAGCTGGATTCAATCCCAAGCCTATATAATGTAATTACAAAATGGGAGCCTTGGCAAGAAATAGAAAACCCAGCTTTTGTTTATGGCGATAAGAAAAATATTGCTATTACAAAATTTAATCAAATAAATAATAAAGGCTGCAAATATTTAATAGATAGCATCAAAAATGCTCTTTTTACTTGTTATGATAAATATTTTGATGAACAACCATCATTAAATAAAGATGGCTATAGAGAACCGTATGGAAGTTTTTCAATAAAAAAATGGAGCCAAGACATGTTTATGCTGCCACATACCGATGGATATAAAGACAATCATAGCATCAGCTTTACAATGATTATCTATTTAAATGATGATTACGAGGGCGGGGAAATAGTATTTTCAAATCAAAATCTTATTGTCAAGCCAAAAAGTGGTAGTCTGCTAATGTTCCCGTCAAAAGATCCGTTTACGCATGAAGTAAATAAATCAAAAAATGGAAGAAGACTAACCTTAACGGCAACAGTTCATTCAAATGATAATTAATTTTTTTATGATATAATTAGATATATATAATTAGGGGGAAAAATGGCATTTTACGATAGACCAGATTGCTTAAATCCATCACCACATATTGATGAGTATGGTACAAGAAGCGGAATTTTTATTATTAAGAATGCCATCCCCAAAGAATTAGTCGAAAAAATTCAAGCGGGCCTGAAGGCTCTTCCAGAAAACCCTCCAGTATATGACAAGGGATTAATTAGCTGGTATACCAATAAAATGGCAGAGGGAGTACCTGGAACAATAGAGCTTTGGGAAACTATATCTCAAATTCTTGCTCCAGAGTGGGTTATCCACCCAGCAAACAATTATTTAGTGGTTAGACCAGGAGACAATGGTATGTTCATCCATACCGATAGTCCAGGAAAAGGTGCTTGTCATTTGTTATCTCAAACGGATGTGTGGAGTACTTGCTGCGAGTTAGATTATGGTGTTTGTGCTTACTTTGGTGAATATGAAGGTGGAGCAATTTTTTATCCAGAAATTAATCCAGATGGCACTATTAAGCAAAATGGCGAAGGCGGAGGTCCTTGCTTTGAGTATACGCCAGAAGTCGGGGATATAGTTATTCACAGTGCCTTTAATCCTTATGGACACGGAGTGCGGGAAGTTACTTCTGGACTAAGATATGTTTATTCTAATTTTTGCTTAAAAGCAAAAGATAATCCAGGAACTTTTCACAACTATGGAACCCCAGAATATTATGAGCAAATTGGAGACAAAAGTCCTCAACGCATAAGAAATTGGATGGAGCCTTTAAAGGCAAACCCTCAGTTTAGTGACGATAAGGTAAAAATGTATCAGGAATCAGGACTTGAAGGAGAAGAGCTAGCAAAAACATTTTTTAGTGACATGGCACCAGAAAATTAATATTAATGAGATTTCACTGGCTCCATCGTGGAGAATTTGATTCAGTCAAAAAAATAAAAAAGTTTTCTACAAAACTTGAAGAAAGTAATTATTATTCTGTTCTCTTAACATATCACTCTAAAAATAAAGATTTACTATTAAAATCTTTTGCTTCTGCCTCAAACAAACAAAAGTTAAAATATATGGTTGCAATAAGAACATATGCAATAACACCAGAATATTTGTCTATGATTTGTAAAAGTTATAATGAAGAGTTTCCTAATAAATTAATGTTAAATATAGTTTCAGGAGACCTTCATTCGGAAGAAAGCAGTATCGAAGATCTTCCAGATTTTTCAGAGCATCTAAATACTGTTGAAAAAAGAATTAATTATACAAAAAAATGGATGCAAAAATTTAAAGAATTGTCTGTAGAATATTTACCAGAAATTATAATGGGTGGGCATTCAGATTTAACTAAACAGATATGTAAAGATTTTAATGGAACCCACTTATGTATGGCAAAATCCTACAAGGAAGACCTGTTAAGAAAAGATAGAATAGTCAATAGCAAGCAAATGGTAACTTTTGCAGTAGTCATAAGGGATACACGAGAAGAAGCTGAAAAATTCATTATAAAAAATGCTCAAGGTGGCGAGCCATTAAGGTGGACTATATATGGCCCTAAAGAGTCCGTAAAGGCCGAAATAAAGCAGTTTTATGACTTAGGCATCACAGACATCATGATATCTAGTACGAACAAGGATAAAAACGTAGATGCTATACATGAGCTAGTAAAAGAGCTCATTTTGGAGGAAAATGCATGAGAAATCTAGCAAATGGCGGGGAAGCAGAAGAATACGATAAAGCTATTGATTTAACTATACACACAAAATGCCCTGAAAAATGGCTTTTGATTGATATGGAAACAGGCCAGCAGTATATCGGATCCCCAAAACCAAACCTTTATGGCAAATGGCGTAGAGTAAATACCTATAAATGGGAAGAAGTGGAAGTTCAAGAGTAGATTTTTTAAGCTTTGTGGCAGTAATGTGGTAGAATTTAACTATGAAAGTGACACCTATAGACGAAGTTAATTGGGGCATCTATGTCTGGCAAATGCCAGATGGCTCTATCGTAAGAGACGAAGATGATAATACTCTTAATATTCCTGCCTATCGTGGTGATATTAGCCAAATTAAAAAGCTAAAGTCAGCAGCAGAAGGACTAGGGCTTGGCGAAGGCCACCCAATGTTCTTCTCAGGTCACAGGAGAGTCACTGAGGACGAATTAGAAGAGCAGAAGTCTAGGGCACAGATTGGTCTTGTTCCAGACCCACAGGACCTTCCAGCTATGATGGAGTACGTAAGAGATATGAAGGAGATGGACCTTGGCTAGATTAGACGTTGCAGAAGATGATGATCAGGACGGTACACAAAGAGTGTACACTGGAGAGGATTTCAACCTTATCTCTAAGTCTGAAGAAATTTTTGATGACCCATTTAATGTAACTTGGGGGGACATCAAGAAGTCAGAAGGCATTAATGATAATCTTCGTAGAAGAGCTAACAGACTTGAAAAGTCCTTCACTGGTCAAAAAGATGCAAAATCTAAAAAGCTTGACCCACTTGATCTAACAGGATATTCTTTATTCCAAATTGTTCAGCCTCCATACAACATGCTTTATCTTGCACAACTTTATGATGTATCTCCATATCATCACTCTGCAGTAAATGCTAAAGCAGCAAACGTGGTAGGCCTTGGGTATAAATTTGAAGAGACTTGGGCTACAAAAGAAAAGGTTGAGTCAGCAATGTCAACTCCTAAAAAACTTGACAAGTTGCGTAGTAAGCTTGAAGAAGCAAAAGAAGACCTTAGAAATTATATTGAAAGCATGAACTCCGACGATTCATTCCTAGAAAACATGAAAAAAGTTTTCATTGATTTAGAATCAACAGGAAATGCATACCTTGAAGTAGGTCGTACTGCCACAGGTCAGGTTGGTTATCTCGGACATATTCCAACTACAACTATGAGAATCCGTCGTCACCGTGATGGATTTGTTCAGGTTGTATATAACCGATACACATTTTTTAGAAATTTTGGTGATACTGAAACCCCAGATCAGATTGGAACGGATCCACAGCCAAATGAAGTTATTCACTTTAAAGTATTTTCTCCATCGAATACATATTATGGTATTCCAGATATTTTGTCTGCAAAAAATGCCCTCGCTGGTGATGAATTTGCTCAACGCTTTAATCTAGACTATTTTGAAAATAAAGCTGTTCCTAGATATATCATTACTGTGAAAGGAGCAAAACTTACTGCTGATGCAGAACGTAAACTCCTTGAGTTTTTCCAGACAGGACTTCGTGGGCGTAACCACAGAACCCTTTATATTCCATTGCCATCAGATGGCGAAAATGCTCGTGTTGAATTCAATATGGAGCCAATTGAAGCGGGAGTTCAGGATTCCTCATTTAAGAACTATGCTGTAGAAAACAGAGATCGTATTCTTCTTGCTCATAGAGTCCCAGTATCCAAGCTTGGAATGCCAGCAAATGTTTCGCTGGCAAATGCCAAGGATGCAGATAAGACATTTAAAGAGCAGGTATGTCGTCCACGTCAAGAGGAACTTGAGTATAAGATTAACAAAATTATTGGTGAAATTACCGATGCCTTTGTCCTTAGATTTAATGAGCTTGCTCTTACAGATGAAGAAACTCAGTCAAGAATTGATGATCGTTATCTTAAAGATCAGGTTATTCTACCTAATGAAGTCCGTGCACGAAAGGGCCTTCCTCCTATTGCTACAGGAGATACAGTTCTTGTATTAAATCCAAAAGATGCAGGAGATGCAAAATCCGACGCTAGTGGAAATAAAACACGTGATCAAAACAGAACATTGAATGCACCAGATAAAATGGGCACCGCCAGAAATGCAAAGGGCGAAGGTCCTCAAGAAGGTAATTAATTATGGCTACAGCAATAGATGTTTTAAATGTTGCTAGAAGTCAGATTGGTTTCTATGAGGGTGCTAATAATGAAAACCCCTATGGCGATTGGTATGGCATAAAAAATGCTCCTTACTGTGCAATGGGAATCAGCTGGTGCTTTGCACAAGTGGGCTTATCTAATTTAATTGCTGCACAAACTTCAAAAGGATTTTCTTTTAATCCCGCAGCACTTCACTGGTTTCAGATGCAAGGCCTTATTGTTAATAAGATGCAAATGCAGCCAGGAGATTTGGTTATGTACGACTGGAACGGGGATGGAGTTGCAGATCACGTAGAGCTTTGTGAAAATGCAAGTCCTGGAGGATTTACTACAATTGCCTTTAACACGGGCAACCCAAATGATCCTACAAAAGAAGGATGCTTCAGAGTTCATAGAAATTATCTTTTTGTAATTGCAGTTATAAGGCCAAAATACCCAGTGCCTATTCAACCAGCAGTATCTAAAATTACCACAAAAAAAGCAACAGCAGGTGTAGCAGCAACAGCAACTGCCATAACTGGTGGGATGATTGCTACGCATCCAGGTACGACAAGTTCTGGATCTGTATCTAAAAGTGCAACAGTATTTGTTGCTCCACCATTTCCTACATCTCAGGCATCCTTTGTTATTGGTCAAACTAATGATGCTGTATGGACTGTACAAAAGGCCTTAGAAAAAGCGGGACTTTTACCAAAAGCTTACGATACAGGAACAATGAATAAACAGACTGTATCTGCCTTAAGTCAATACGAAAAGAAGCTAGGTATTATAGTAGCAAACAATGTAATACCTCAAATAGTATATGACAATTTAAAGGGAACATTATGAAGATAAAACATCATTTTAAGTTCACTATCGGAGATGCAAAACAGCTTAGTATTGCCTTCACTGGAGCAATATCTGCATGGGCAGCAACAGGATTTCAGCGTGATATAGCTCATTTATCATACCCAATAATAGGCTTTATAACGGGTGGGTTGGTTTCTCATAACTCAACAAATGACCCTGGAGTCCTGCCTCCATCTCATATAGAAACCCCATATGCAAACAATATCAATGATAATTCTGAAGGTGTGCCAGGTCCAATATTGACTACCTATAAATCAGAGGGAACCGATGTCAAAAAGTTGATAAAAATTAATTCAAGAATAATAAAAAATATCCCCTAAAATTATGACTTATTTATAAAACTTGCTATTATTTATTTACATATGGACATTCAAAAGACGTACTGGACAAACAGCGAAAACTCAATGGCACTCCATTTTCCTATCACAAAGGTTAATAAGGAGAAAAGAACCGTTTCTGGTTTTGCCACGCTGGACAACCTGGATCGTCATGGAGATGTTGTAACAGCGGAAGCAAGCAAAAAAGCTTTTGATAATTTTAGAGGAAATATCCGTGAAATGCACGGCTCTTCTGCAGTTGGCAAGATGGTCAATTTCAAGGAAGATAATTTTTTTGATCCAGAAACACAAAAGAAATATACAGGAATTTATGTAACAGCATACATCTCAAAAGGCGCACAGGATGCTTGGGAAAAGTGCTTAGATGGAACTTATTCAGGCTTCTCTATTGGTGGAAACATCGTAGATGCAAAGATGGAAAAAACAGATGATGGAGCAGAGTCGCATAGAGTGATTCATAATTTTGATTTACACGAACTAAGCATTGTTGACTCTCCAGCAAATCAACTATCTAATTTTTTTTCTATTCAAAAAATGGCTGAAGGAATTATTACTGAAAATGTATTTTGGTGTTCAACCGATGAGGTTGCATCAACTTCAACAGCAACAACAAAGAGTTGTGTTGTATGTGAAGCAGAAATGAAAAGCATTGGCTGGGTAGAACAATCAGATACAGAAAAATTTGAAGCAATTGAAAAAGTAATTGATTCTTATTTTAAAAAAGATGATGCTCCAACATCAGAACACGAAGCAACGGAGTCAGCAGCTCCAGGTTTGGCGGGTAATACAACAGCTAGTCCATCAGTCATTGATAGCACTGTAGCTACATTGATGTATCCTGATCAAAATGAAAAAAATAAAGTAACGAAGAGTGAAGATATTTCACTCATCGAAGGGGGTAAGACAATGGCAGAAGACACAAACGCAGTAATTGAGAAATCAATTGATGCAGAAGTTTTAGCCGAAGAAGTTGCGGTAATTGAAGAGGTAGCAGCTCCTGCTGAAGCTTCAATTGAAAAGGCCGTTGCGATTTCAGAAGTTGAGAATGCTTTTGATTTTGAGAAGATGGTCTCAGACCTTAAATCCTTCTTTGGTGAGTCTCTAACAAAGAACTACACAGATAGTTCTGAGGCAGTTGCAGCAGTTAACAAGATGTTTGAGGAAACATCTGCTAATATCGCTAAGCAAATTGCTGAATTGGGCGAAAAATATGAAGCCCTGAATAAGTCAGTTACAGATATGTATGGAAAAATTGAATATGTAAATAATCAATTAACCAACTTTGAATCTGCAACTGCAGTAAAGAAGTCCAGCGACCATAACGGCTCGTTGGTAGAAAACAAAAAAATCAATAAAAGTGTATGGCAAGGTGCCTTCCTCAAGGTTAACGGCTTAAACTAATTCTACAAAAATAATAAGGTGGTGAAATAAAAAATGAGTAATGAACTTCTACAAAAAGTAATTGATACAACAAACCTAGGAAGCTCTGCAGTAAACGCTTCAGGCGATTCTGAGGCACTCAGCGGTGATGGTCTCCTCTATCCAGATCAGGCTAACCGTTTTCTAGATTACATGTGGGATGCTACGATTCTTGCTAAGGCAGCTCGTACTATTCGCATGCGTTCCAATACAACCGAGATTGATCGTGTTGCAGTTGGACAACGCATTATGACAGTCGCACAGGAAGATAATCCTCGTGATTATGTCCAGGGCTTCTCTAATGCAGCAGCAACATTCAATAAGATTTCTCTAACAACCCGCAAGCTTCGTCTTGATTGGGAACTTTCTTCTGAGTCTCTCGAAGACAATATCGAAGGCCCAGACCTAGAGGATCACATTGCACGTTTGATGGCAACACAGGCTGGTAACGACATTGAAGATGTCCTTATCAACGGTACTGGCTCAGGCTCTGGCTTGATGTCAGCATTCAAGGGTTTCCGTCAGCTTGCAGTTGACAACGCACACGTTGTTGACGCACAGGGTAATGGTCTCGATAAGGCAATTTTCAACCTTGCAATCAAGACCCTTCCACGTAAGTACAAGCAACGCCGTAATCAGCTTCGCTTCTTCACAGGATCGAACTTGGTTCAGGACTATCTATACAATCTTACAGCTGAAACCTCTTCAGGTTTCACACCATTTGATATCGCTTCAGGTATCGTCCGTGGTGATGTAGCTGCTAACGATGGTGGTCCAGGTACTGTTACACCATTCGCATTCGGTATCCCAGTTATCAACGTTCCGTTGATGACCGAGACTGTTGCTGGTGACTACAGCGGTGCTGCTGGTGATCATGGTGATCTTCACCTAACATTCCCACAGAACTTCATCGTTGGTATCAAGCGTGACGTAACAGTCTATCGTTTGTTCCAGCCAAAGAAGGACACAATCGAATACACACTCTACATCCGTGTTGGTGCACAGATGGAAAACTACGATGCTCACGTAATCGTTAAGAACGTTAAGGTTGCAGGTTCTGTAGCAGGCTTTGATTTCCAAGGTTCTGTTTCAAACGGTGCAAACGTTACAGGTGGCGTAAACGGAAATACATTCTAATTCTAATTAGATGCAAGGCGGGGGAATACTATGTATTCCCCTTAGCCATTTAATGATATAATTAACAATGACGAAAGGAAATATATGTCATTTACAGAACTAAAGTTGCCAGATCTTAAGAAAGTTGCAGATTCATTTGGAGTTGATATCTCTGATATTAAGTCTAAGGTTGAAATTGTTGCTCGCCTAGAAGAAGAAGGCATCACATGGCAAATGTATGATAAATTTAATAATGCTGAAAAAGAAGAAATTAAGGTTCCATCCGAGACTAGAAAGAAGGCAGTTCCTTTGACTAAATCAAATTCAGTTTTGGTAAAGATGGAAAGAAACAACCACTCATATCAGGTAGTTGGCTACACCTTTACAGATCAGCATCCATTTGTAGCAATGCCAGAACAGCATGCACAACAAATATTTGATACGCAGGTAGGTTTCAGACTAGCAACACCAAGAGAAGCTCAAGAGTTTTACGGTTAAAAAAAATCAATAAAGGGGGGTAATCTGAATGCAGAATATCCAAGTAGGAAGCCAAGAAAGAGTATACCTGGAAGTCTTTAGCGACGGGGTGCTTACTCAAGCAGACTCCCTTCCCACTTTATCAATTTATGATGCAGACAATGATGCATCTCCAATATCTGGCTTATCTTCTGTTGCGGTTGTTGATGAGTCAGATGATGGTAAATATAGCTTTCTTTTAACGCAAATAGCTACAGGTGTAGGGCGGGTCTTAGAATTAAGATGGTCCTATACCTTAAATGGCTTAGATATAAATCAAACAGATTTTTATAAAGTAGAAACACCATATTCACAAGTTAATGAAATTATAGATTTTCTAGGTTTTGGATCAACTCCATCAGATATCAATTATCATTCAATCTCAGAAATTGAAAATGCTGAAAAGATAGCTAGAACTATTATAGATGGCTACACGGGGCTAAAATTCTATCTAAGATATGATTCTCAAGAAATGTTCGGAACTGGATCAGATGGAATACAGCTTATAGAAAGAATGACTAGTGTTGATAAACTTTATGAAGACGGAATACTTGTTATTGATAATACTACAGATCCCGTTTACAATCAATTCGGCTATAATCTAGAGTTAACTCAAACAGGCTATGTCGCAAGATTAGTAGACCCAGGCTGGGATATTAGATATGACAATGAAGTAGATGCAAACGTACTTTACTATGGAAGATTCAGAGATGCGTCAAGATACAAATTTGTAGGAAGCATTGGGTACAAATATGTACCAGAAGATATTAAGCAAGCTTCTATGTTGCTTGTAAACGATTTACTCTCAAATGACTATGCTTGGAGAAATAAGTATCTCAGCAAGGTTGACCTCAGTGAAATTTCATTTGAAATGTCAAAGGGAGCATTTAATGGTACTGGTAATATCACGGTTGATAATATCCTTGATCAATATCGTAACATTAATATGATGATAATATAATGTTTAATTCATCAGTAATGAGTTCTATAATGAACATGAAGGCTGACATATATGAGCAGGAGTATTCTCAAGATCAGAATACAGGTGCTGTACTAAGAAGCTGGGTTTATGCAAAAACTATTAATTGCAAGGTTGAGCCAGTAAAAGTTCACGGTGCATCAACAAGAACTGACAATAAGGTTTTTAAGACGGGTACTGAGGGCGATTATAACGAAAAATTTCAAGTCAAGATTAAGTGTAATGAATTACTCAGTAAAAGATGGCGTATTGAAAATATAAGATCAAGCGACAATAAGCCTATATTTACTGAAATTGATAGATATGGTTCGCCAGATACGATATTCGAGGTTACATCATCTCACGCCACTTTAGATCCATTTGGAAAAATTGCTTATTATGAAGCAGTACTTCTAAGAACTCAGGTGCAGAATAATGATATCTCTTAGTTTAGATTCAGCTCAAATAACTGCAGATATGGATAGCTTTTTAGCTAACATAAAGCAGATTACGAGCCCTTCTGTTCTAGAAGAAATATCAAAGGCAATATTTACTGTTACTGGCGAAAATTTTGTTAAAGCAGCAGACAGGTATGCACGTATGAATCCTAAAAAAATGCACCATGTTTATGAGTGGGGGAAAATAGGAGAACCAGCAGGCAGACTCTTTACGTTAGAAAGAATATCTATATTAAATGGATCTTTACTTATTAATACAAATTTTTTGCCATCTAAAATGCCAGTTCCAATTAACCCAGAATTATTGTCCCCAGGACCTACAGGTAAAATTGTAACAAGACGAAGCATATTCTTTGATAAAGCAAAGGTTATGGAAGAAGGCCAGTCAGTTACATTTACTGCACAAAGAATACTATCTTTTGTCGGGGATAATGGGCTAGTGTTTATAAAGCCAGGAACTCAAGTTAATATTTTAACCCCTGGTGGACGTGGAGTTAAAGGTTCATTTTCTGAGTTTCTTCTTCAGTGGTATACTGAGAACGGATATTCAATTCTTGAAAACTCTGGCTTATACGAAAGAATATCTAATGATGTCTCTGCTGCATTAAGCAGTTCGAGAGCCAGTATAAATACTGTCAAGATGGCGGTAGCAGGAGCAGTAGTATCTATGGGTCTAGACCAGGAGGTTATAGTATGACAGACTATACGTTAGTAGCAGCTTATGATGTAAGAAATGCTATTTGGAGTGAATTGCAGGCAGCGGGACTTTTTGATATAAATGATTATTATCCTGATGGATTTCCCGAGCCTTTGATCCCTATTATCCCTGCACAGCAAATACCAGAAATAAATAATTTGCTTCCAGGAAAAGACTTTTTAACCTATGATATATCTCAAAAACGAGCAAATCCACAATGGTGGATAACTTATGAGTCAATTACACTCATGATCGTTTCCAGGGATAATGCTAGAATTATGACCACAATCAACTTTCTGACAGATCTGTTCAGAAGATATGATCTATCGGCTAAAGATATTAATCTGCAACTATCTGAAGGAAGCCCATTCAACTTTCTTACCTTTAATATAGAGTCATCCGACCCAGTTCAACCATTTACAGATGAAGGTGGATATATGAGCGGTGTACTAACTATAGGCTATTCCTATACTCGTGATATAGTTGACGGGTACTCTGGACGCTTTGCTTAAACTTTGACTTATCATACATTAATGCTATGATTTTCTATGAGGAAGCAAGTTGTCGTCTAATTTTATTACAAATAAAATAAGGTGGTGAAATAAAAAATATGTCTACAAATACAAGAAACGTAGTTGTCGGTGCAGCTCAGATTTTCCTATCAGTTAATGATGGAATTACTGCTCCACGCCCTTCGACTACACCAGCAGATATCAAGTCTCTTCTAGGTACTACAACAGGTACTTCAGCAGCAGCAGCTCTCAATAGTAACGCATCATACCGCAACGTCGGTTTGACAAACACAGGTTTGGAGCTTAACTATCAGCCAACATACGCTGAAGTTAAAGTTGATCAGTTGCTCGACGCAGCTAGACTCTTTAAGTCAGATATTAAAGTAGAGCTTAAGACAGAGCTTTCAGAAGCAACTCTTGAAAATCTACAGTTAGCATGGGGCCAGATGGACTCATACTACAACGCAGCAGGAAGCTCAGTAGCAGCTTTGTCACAGACCGATCCTATTACTGGTGAAGTCGCTGCAACTCTTAACATGGCAGCAGGATCCCTTGGAGATGCTCCAGTAGAGCGTGTACTCATTGCAGTTGGTAATGCTCCATATGCAATCGGTGATGGCACACAAACTTATGCAGGACGCAATAAAGAGCGTGTCTACATTGGTCGTCGTGCAGTCTCAATGGATGTTACAATGCATTCATTAAAGCGTGACGCAGCAACTGTATTCCCAGTCTCTTTCCGTTTACTTCCAGATGACAGCAATGCTGCATATGGTGGTTCTGAGTACGGTGTCGTAATTGACCGAGTATGGGGAACAAACTAATCTTAGATTAGTCTATACAACTTAATATAGAATTTCAAGCCCTCCGAGAAATCGGGGGGTCTTGAATTTGTATTACCATATAATATTGGTATAATTTAGTTAACAATAAAGGAGCTATAAATTGGCAACAACCGTATATGATATTCTGGACATTCAGTTAAGCGATGGATCAAGCGTTGAGCTTAAGCCTTTGCCTATTAAGCAACTAAGAAAATTTATGGAAACAATAAACGAAATGCAAGAAACTGAAGAGGCTAATGCAGATGCTGCAATGGATGTATTCATTAAGGCAGCTATGATCTGCTTGAAAACAACACGCCCCGATCTTGCAGAAGATCAAGATAAGTTTGAGGAACTAATTGAAGTTCCTACTATGATGAAAATCCTTGAGGTTGTCGGAGGTCTAAAGCTAACAGACCCAAACCTTCTGGGAGCAGCTCTAGTTGGGACGAACTAGATCTCCGCTCCTTAGAGTCTGAAGCTTTCTTGCTCGGTCATTGGAAAAACTTTGACGAGCTAGAGTCTTCTCTTTCGCTAGAGGAACTAACAGCAGTGTTAGACGCTTCTAGAAAGAAAGATTATGAAGACAAAAAGTTTAGTGCATCACTGCAAGGTGTTGAGCTAAATGAAGAGCAAGAAGTAAGCGACATAGCTGATCTAAAAGGCTATGCTGCAAATCAGGAAGGCTTTGGAATCGGTCAAGGACTCGGTTTCATGTCACTCGGGGGTGAGTAGTAGTGGCTAATATTGAGTTAAATGTAGTTGCATTAGGTGACTTTACATCTGTCAATGATGCAATTAAAAAACTTCAATTACAAGTTACTTCTCTTAATGCCTCGCTTGCTGGTGCGACAGGAGCATCGTTTGATAAGGCTACAAATAGCGTAAATAAACTATCAACAGAATTTGGTAATGCATTAATAGCAAGTGGAGCTTTCTCAAAGCAAACTGTAACGCTTCAAGCTGAAACTGAAAAATTTGGAGTATCACTACAAAAAGGAACTTTAAGTGCAAGTAATTATTACCAGATATTAACTAGGCAGCAAGGTGCAGCTACTGATTCTGTAAAAGCCCTCGCATTAGAACAAACTAAATTACAAAATTCTATTGTGATGTCAGACCCTTCTAAAAAGGGCTTGTACTCTGTACTAACTCCATCATCAATTAATCAAATTGCAAATGCAACTAAAATAGCTGCAAATGAACAAAACCTTTATAATATTGCACTTGATGCTTCATCCAATAAGTTAATTAACTGGGGTAAAAATACTCAGTGGGCGGGTCGTCAGTTAACAGTAGGAATGGCAATGCCTCTCCTACTATTTGGACAACAAGCAGTTGCATCTTTCAATAGCGTTAACCAAGCACTTACTCAATTTGCCAAGGTATATGGAGAGGGACTAACTGCTCCAGATCAAAGCACAGTTAATCAAATGTCTGATCAAATATTAAAACTTGGAAAGAGTATGGCTTCTACTTTGGGAATTTCGCTGGAGTTTACTACTCAAGTTGCTACACAGTTTGCTGCCATGGGTAAAATGGGTACAGATTTAACAACAATGACAGAGCAAACAGACAGACTAGCAAAGCTTGGTAATCTTGATCAAGCAACAGCTACAAATGCTGTTATTGCTTTACAAAATGTTTATAAGTTAAATACAACTCAGTTAGCGGATGCAGTCAACTACTTCGGTGCTGTGCAAAAGCAAACATCTCTTTCGATGAGCGACCTTGTTCAAGCAGAATCAAGAGTAGGACCAGTTATTGATCAACTTGGTGGAAGCTATAAGGATACTGCAGTTATGGTTCTTGCTATGAAAGAAGCGGGTGTGCCAGCAGCAAGATCTGCTAACGCACTAAAGTCTGCAATGGCATCTATTATTGCTCCAACATCAGCAGCCACAAAAGAATTTGCTTCCTTTGGTATTAACCTAGGAGTAATTAAAAATGCTGGTGGTCCAGTACAAATGATTCTTGCCTTGCAAAAAGCACTAGATAAACTACAACCGTTGGCAAAACAACAACTAATTGAAAAGCTTTTTGGAAAGTATCAGTTTGGTAATATTACAGCACTTATTGACAACCTGGGTAAAGCAGGTTCTCAAACTGCAAATGCTATGGCAGTTGCAGCTGCAAGCACATCTCAAATTAAAGCCCTTGCGGATCAAGAAATTAAACAAGCAACTTCTTCTCCATCAGCTCAATGGCAAAAAGCACTTGCTACTTTTAAGGCAGACCTTTACCCGCTAGGTCAAGATATCATGAAGATTGGTACAAAACTTCTTGAGTTTGGAAATAAAGTTTCTGCAATCTTCCAAGGATTGCCAGGACCAGTTAAATTCTTCTTAGGATTATTGGCGGGACTAACAGTACTTGCTGGACCTATTATCATGTTAACGGGTCTTATGGCTAACTTTATTGGTAATATTCTTAAAGGAGTAATATTCTTCAAGGACTTAATTGGTGGCGGTAAATCAATGAGACAATTATTAACTCCAGAATTGATTGCTGCCCAAAATGCATCAGGATTATTTGCAGATGGAATCAAGGGCGATGTTGATCAAATTAATTTATTAACACAGGCTATTACTGATTTAACTGCAAAACTTTCAATCATGAGAGAACAGATGGGCATGGGTGCAGGCATTGGAGAACTAAAAGCTGCAGTCGGTGCAACAGCTCAAGTTGAATCAAGCATATTTAGTCAAATGGCTCTTCCAGGATTTGCAAAGGGCGGACTTCAAATTTTTACAGGTCCAGGACCAAAGGGTGTTGATTCCATACCAGCAATGGTTGCTCCAGGAGAATCAATTATTCCAGCAGATAAAACTCAAAGATATTTACCAGTGCTGCAACATATTATGGATGGAACTTTGCCAGGTTATGCAAAGGGAGTTCTTAAACTTAATAAAGATAAATATGGCAATGAATACGGAACAAATCTTTCTCATATGGCAGATATGTCTGAGGAAGATCAGCAAGCTCAAATTGCTAAAAACCCAGATCTACAATCATTTATGTCGAGAGGCATGGGCCTTGTACAAATCCTTGGAAGAATGGTTACACCACAAGGTGCTGCAATCAATAAAGCAATGCGTTCAGGTGGCGGTGGAGCAACTGCGGATGAGATACTCTCAGACCTAGGAAGAACTAAGGGATTAAAAACTGCAGAAGGTGCTATAAATGGCGGAATGAATCCTGCTGACCTTAAGGACAAAAATGTTCAGAAGTCTATGATTGATCTTGATACAGAGATGAAGAAGAATGTAGAAACCTGGAAAAAGAAAAATGGCGTAGACGCAAAAATAAATAATCAGGAATATTATAGTTTGTGGAAAAAATCTACAGATGCAATTAAAAAGAATGGCGAAGGAAATAATGGTGCAAATAAAAAGCTTATCGCTTCGCTAGAACAAGCCAACAAATCTGTTGGTGGATATAGAACTTTATTTGATGATGCAAGAACACAGCTTGCACAAGCAGTAAAAGATGGTGTTGCAAGAATTAGTGGCAAATCTACTGTTAAAATTGGAGATACAGGGGTTGGAGTACTTAATGGTGCAGGCTCAGCATCCACTGGCGGAAGAGCAACCCCTGGGTTTAATGGAGAAGAGTTTACAAATATTAAATCCGCTGGTGGAGCTGCAAATAACAATTACACCCCAAGTGCAGCAGGAACTGCAGCAATTGAAGCTGCAAGAGAGCAAGTCGGCAAGTTAAGCAGAGCTTTAGAAGCAGAAGTAAAGGCTTCAGGAAAAACAATTGCTGAATTCTTCGGCGAAGGTTTTACGCAAACTCTTGCTTCAGCAGAAGAAGGTTCGGCTTTACGTCAAGCAGTAAATTATTGGGGAACGCAAGCTCCAGAAGAATTAAGAGCTGTATTAGAAGTAGCATCTCCATCAAGAATTACACGAGCAATTGGTAAATTCTTTGGCCTTGGATTTGGTCAAGGCATAGTTGATTCTACTCCTAAAGTAACTGAAGCAGCAGATCAGATGGCAGCTGATGCAATAGCACCTCTTGAAAAAGCTAAAACTGAAGCAGCAAGTATGCAAATGGAACTTCCATTTGATGAGGCACCTGCAGGTGGCAAGGGTGGCGGTAGATTTAGTGGCATAATGAATCGTGTTAAGGGATTCACCACAAAAGAAAATGGCAAGTGGAACATGGGCGCAAAGATGGGCGGAATGACAGCCCTTAGCATTGGTGGTAATATGGCTGCTGGAATGCTTCCAAAGGGCAGCAATGTGGCAGGTATGGCCTCTAGCATGGCTAACTTTGCTTCTATGGGTATGATGCTTGGACCTGAAGGAGCCGTGGCGGGAGCTGCGATTGGATTGGTAACATCTGGCATAGGTGCTTTAATGAGAGCTGAGAAAGAGCATCAAGCTGTAGTTAAGGCAACATTTACTGCAAGTGCAGCGGATATTCAAATGATGGGTGACAAAACATATGATGTCACTGCAAAAATGAATGCATTTACTATTGCAACAACCAAGGCTGGCGTTGTAGTAAAATCAAATCTAACACCTGCTGTACAGGGATATGTCAATACAATGAAGCAATTGGGATCCAATGATCCTACAAAGATTTTTATTAATAGTATTTCAAAGATGAGCAATACTGGAGATGTAATTAAAGCAGTTCAAGCAAAAGTTGCAGCAGCTGTCGCAGCGGGTATGGATCCAAAGCATGCAAAAGATTATGCACAAGCATTAATGGCAGCAGCAAATCAAACATCTAGATTTGGTGCGGTTTGGAAGGCCATAGGACCATCAGTTTCTAGCACTGCTTCAGCAGTGACTGTTCAACTAAACAATATTTCAGATGCAATAAACAAAGATGGCGATGCAGTAGATGCATCATTAAGCGGTTATAAAGATTTGAGTAAGGTTCAGAAAACAGCAGCGGATACTTTGGAGCAGTACTTTGTTGCAGCAGGTACAGGCCAGATGTCTTTCCAGCAATTATCAGATACGATTGCAGGCCTTAAAAAATCTACATTAAGTGCCACAGATCAGATGAATTTGTTAGAAGACGCTATTCTACATAGTGGCAATCAAGATGAAATTGCAAACTTTAAAGCAATACAAAAAGTATTTAAAGATGCTGGAGATGCAGCAGCATTAACTACTGACCAAGTTCTAGCTATGACAGCAGCAATGGCTGCTGGTGCAACAAATGCTTCCGTACAGGCATGGGCAAAAACACAAAAGGAATTGTCTGGGGCAAGTCTTGCAACAGATTGGGCAGCATATGTTAAGTCTCCAGCAGAAGCAGCAGCATTAAAAGCAGCGGATGCAGCACAAGCAAAAGCAGCAGCAGCAGCTGCAGGAGCGGGTGGCGGAGCGGGTGGCGGAGCGGGTGGCGGAAGTGGAGCAGCAGTATTTTCTGGTACACCAGCTGAAAAAGCAATGGAAAAATTACTTACTGCAAATCTTGGACAACAGAATGCACAATTAAAAGTTGTCAAAACACAGCTTGCAGAACAACAAAAAATTGCAACAGCTGTTAAGCAGCAAATGCAATATCAGCAACAAATTAATGGATTGCAAAATGATATGAAAACTGCTATGATTAGTGGAAACTACTTACAAGCAGCAACATTAAAACAACAAATTTCAGGAGCTAAAGTGGACTTTAATGCTACCTCGGTTTCACAAAAGTTGCAAGATCAAGCAGATACCATGCAAACAAATGCTGATTCCATTAATACTGCTTTGTCAGATTTGAAGGATGCGATTGCAAATAATGTTACTCAAATTAGCTCTTCTGTAACTGCAGCATCTAAGCTCAAAACTGTAGGTGCACAAGCGGTAAGTTCAGGAATTGGTCTGGGAGCTCCAACTGTTACAACAGTTATTAATGTGACGGGCACAGTAGATAGTACTTCTACAACATCTAATCACCCAGCTGTAAAGCCAACAATAAAGGGAAATGGTGTTAAGCCTATGGCATCTAAGGTCGTCGCAGGAAAGGTAACCCATAAATGACATATCAAATAGCTCAAGGAGTAGAAATATCAATAGATGGATCTACATGGTACTCGCTGACTGATCATAATCGTCAGCCAATAAACATTACCTATAACCTAGTAGAGCAGGCTGATAGAATGGCTAATGGGTCTATGCGTAAATATGTCATTGCTAGAAAATTTATGCATAAGCTTCAATGGAAAGATGTTCCAACATATGATCCGTATTTAGTTGATTATAATGGAGCGGGAGGCCAGTCACATGGTCCTGCTTGGATAAAAGCGTTTTATGAGGGTAACTATAATAATCCTGTTTACGTAAAGTTTATATTTGCACAACAAGAACCAACATTAAACGGTATACCCGTAGCTGATACATATACTTCATCTTTGCAATCTCCAATAGGAACAAACCCTGCAACAGGAATGCCATATAGTGAGTATCAAGCTTTCATGACTACATTTACATATGACGTAACAAAAAGAATGAAGGGTAATGCTATGACAGGCGGAGTTGGATACGACCACGTAGATATAACCATAGAATTTACGGAAGTATAATGCTTAAGAATCAATATGCCAATGTATTTGCTGGTACCCCAACAAATCAAAATATTAATCCAGCAACATCTGTAACTCTTGTTCCAGTAGTTTCTGGTGAGTGGAATCAAAACTTATTTAATCAACCATTTGCAACAGTAGCTGGGCTCGGCGTTGCAGAAACAATTGGTAGTCCGACTGTGACTGTTCCTTCAGGAACAACGCCTCTTATTGTAGATGCCACAAGTACTGCAAACGGATATGACAATGGGTTTTCAACGTCTGCCTTGCAAGTTTCTCATAGCGGTACATCAATATCCTATATTTTTAATACAGCTTCACCTCATGCACCAGCTTACAAAATTGTCACTTATGTTCAAACAGATTCCGATTTGCCAATTCAACTAAGTGCTTATGCATCAGGTTCATCTTCACAATTTGGATCAAAAACTGTTGATATAAATGCCTTTGGGTTTGTAAAAGTAATTACTTATGTTGGCTCTTCAGGCGTATCTGACCTAATAAATTCTTTAACATATAATCTTGTTTTTAATACATATAATTCATCAGACCTTCCAACCCCAATTAATGTTTACTATACCCAGCCCCAGGTCTACCCAACAACCTATTCTGACTATCAAAATGGCTCTTTATGGCCCACTGACAGCCCGTTTAGTTACTTCAGACCTGGTGAGTCTTATGTTCCAACAGGAAATGTCTATGCATGGCATTCAAGCACTTCGCCATTTGGCGACGGGTACAGAGAAATAATGACACCAATAATCAATGGGCAAGGTGGTATGTATTCCCCAATAACACCTATTACTCAAAATTATAAATTTGCTCTTGCAACCGCTCCAACACCGCTGTACAAAAATGTTCTTCCTAGTGACATGGCTCCCTATAAATATTTTGTTTCTGATTCAACCTCAATAACTACTAACCCAAGCATTAGTGCGATATATCATCCAAACACCAATGCTAATAAAATAGTTCTTAAATTTAACACAATTCAATCCATACCAACTATTACTGTTTCTTTGGATGGCACAGCTATCGCTACTTCAATTACTGTTCCTGCAAACGGATTATTGGTACTTTATTATAACGGGTCTTCTTGGGCAACGACACCTTGGTCTAATATGCCTAAGTTTAACAATGATGGATCAATAAATATATTAAAGAATTTTGGAAGAATTACAGTAACTCAAATTTCATCTACGCCAACTGCACAATTTTCAGGATCAAACTATGCAAACAATGTTAATGTTTCAGATGACTTGACAAGAATGCATGTAGTAGAGATATCGCCCAGAATTGAAATTGATTTAACATCTTATGTTATGGAGCTTGAGGTAGCCAAACAGCTAGATTCAAAAAATAACTACATTCCAATTTCATCTATTAATCCAAATACAGCTACTCTGACTCTTTCGGCAATTCCTCTTACATTAAATAATGCTCCAGTTCCAATATTTTCAAGTCAAAATGAATCATCTGTACTTTATAATATGATGAGAAAAAACATTAAATTTTATTTTAACTGGCATCTTGAAAACTACTTCCAATCAGGAGAATATCAGGTAAATGATTTTATACCAGCAGGAGTCTACTACGCCAATGCCTGGGATGAAACAGACATTGAAACTGTTAGGGTAACTTGTTATGATATAGTTAACTACTTACAAATGCTTCCTGTGCCAGACTACGTAGCCAGCAATAAATCTATATTTGATATTCTTACAAATATTATGGATATGGCGGGCTTTACGGATTATGATTATGATAGTTTGTATAGCGTAACTAATGATGCATACACCCCATTAGATATGTATTATTATTTCTGTAACTCACAATCTTCAACCTTATATGATGCGCTATCAGAGCTTTTCCTAGCCCATCAGATAGGTGCATATATAGATGAGTTTGGAATAATGAAATTTCTAAGCTTAACAAACATAATGAGAAATCAAACCCCAACAGTTTATTTTAATGACGCAAGCATGATACAGGGTGGTTATTCCATAACCAATAAAACAAAGCCTGGGGCTATTACCGTAAGCTATCAAGAACCAAAAGTTACACAATCTCTTGCATTACAAAATGCTACGGATCCAAATGCTCAAAATTCTCCGTCATTTACTTATACAACATCTAACGAAGTAGTTTGGTCTCAAAAAGATGCAGATTCAGTCGGATCAAATTATCTTTCACGCAGTATGGCAAAAAATGATAATTATTTCCAGATGAACAATAATTCATTGCTTGATATATTCCACACATATCTTCTAAATAATGATGGTTATGCAGTAATTGAAAATGAGATAGTATCATTTCTTTACAAAGAATATAAACTATCTCAAACATCAAACCCTCTTGTTTTTCAATATGTTTATCCTAAAACCGATCTAGAGCTATCTTCATCAATCAATCAATTTATCAAGCAGAATCAGATAGGTTTAGTTTTAAATAATGGGCTTTCAATCACACAGCCTTTAGATGTAACGGTAACTCCAACGGGAAAGATATCAAATATTCAGCGGGGTCTGTTTGGAACAAAGCCAGATAACCATGTTGTAATATCAAATGGTATATTGGATAAAGGATTAACAGCTATAAATTGCTCAACATCAGTTTCAAATGTTACTTTATCTTCAACTGATAATCCAACTGTTGCCAAAATAGCTGTTGTACCATCGGGAGATGCTATTATTTACAATAACTCTATTGTAAACCCAGGATTTAAAACATACTCTGCAAAATTTGACTTAAACGGAACACAAGTCACTTCAGGAGGAGTTTTCTTTAATACTTCATCAAATCAATATTCAGTTAATTTAATACAGGTTCAAACTTATACGCAGCAGTATTTGGGCTCAACTCTTTCAACTGTTTATAGTAATCCGCCTAAATATAATTATTTTATAACTTTGGTGCAAAAGAATATATCTACCAATACCAGCTCAATTATTGCTATGGTTGAGGCGACGGGAGTTGCCACACAAGTTCAGCAAAATTGGGAAAGAGTCCTAACTTTAGTTCCAGCAGCATCAGGTGCAGGGCAAAAACAAAATTATAGTTACGCTTACGGAACAGATCAGGAATACCACCTTAAAGTTTCTTTAAGCACATCTGACGGGACTGATGGCGAAGTTTCAGGTCAACTTATTGATGTTTATTTAAATAACATTTTAGTTACGGGATGGCAAATACCAGAGGCAAACGATAACAATGCTTTTATTGTAGATGATGGAGTTACCTCAAAAAGAGATTGGAAGTCTCCAGGTCTCAATACCAATACTGGACTAGTACAAAAAGTTAATATCTCCTCGTCTCCATTAACATTTAATGGTAACTTTGGCTTTATAACTTCTTCTCAACCTTTGATCCCTACTGGACTATATACATATCCAGGATACGTACCCACTGGACAAATTTCTGCAAACTTGAGAGAAATATATGCTTGTGAAAAACCTTTGCTTGAAAGAAGCGTAAATTATTATTATCAAGATCCAGAATTTTTAAATGGATTAATTCAAAATAGAAATCTTTTTTCTCAGTATAAAAGCTATATGATGCAAACAAACCCAGAGGTAACTGGATTAAATTATTATGATATTCAATATCAGACTCCTGCAGCAACAAGCGTTGATGTTCTGCCGATTGAATATCTGTGGTTTTACTTCCCAGGCACTCAGCCAACTGATCAACAATACTATCAGCAACAAATGGTGGATGAGTATTCTCTTTCTTATTCTACGCCAATAAATACAGGATTTAGAGCTAGGCTGGCAATCGTTAATAATGTTGGCCATATGGTTTACCTAACTCACTCTTCAGATAGTATTAATCAATTCAATGTTTCTTTAAACTTGTGGACACATGAAGTGGTTGCGCCATCTGATGCACAGGTTATACAAAGAACTTTGGACGCATCAAATAAATCAGAAGTTATTCAAGTTGATTCTCCATGGATACAATCAAAAAGCTCAGCAAACCGTTTGATTGACCTTATAGCAATAGGAAATGATGGCTTTTCCAAAGATACCTCCATTCAAGTATGGGGAAATCCTTTGATCCAGGTAGGGGATATAGTTAACCTTAATTATAGTTTGTCGGGAATTGTTAATGGCAAGTACTTAGTTCATGGGGTAGATCATGTATTCAAGAATGGTCTTAAAACCACCCTAACGCTTAACTCCATTAATAAAGTAATGAATCCCGCAAATACTTAAAATCTGGTATAATTTAACTATATATAAGGAGCTAAAATGGGCTATGTAAAAATTACTGATCCAAACATTATTGACATTGGTGCTTGGCAGCAACTCATCAATACTGTAAATCAGCACAGTGACAGCATAACCGCTATCACTAATAGTTTTAATGGCACCTCTGGTCAGAACACAGACTGGAATGCAACTTCTTTTTCTCACGTATGGGACCCTGGTTCACAAGCAATTGTGTACGGTAAAGGAACCCTAGTGATTTCTGCCAACGGCGGTGTAACTTCATCCTCACCAACAGGTGCACAAGTTTTAAGTGGAATCTATTATGGTACTATGAGCTTCTCTGATCCTGCCATTTCCTCTACATTTCAATTTTCTTCACCACCAGTAGTAACAGCAACCCTCTATGCTGGAGCAAGTTCAACTACCGTAAGCTCCTCTTTAGCAACAGCAATCATTACTGTAAATACAGTAACCACTTCAGGATTTAACTGGAGAATAACTGGCGTAGTGCCATCAAAAACAGGAACTTTAACTTTACCATTTTATTGGACAGCAGTCGGTCCAAGATAGAGCGGGGTATAAAATTTGACTCAGCCTACGCCTCCGCAATATAGATCCTCAAACTCAGTAGCAAAAAGACCTACGTTATTTATTGATGTAAATGATCCACGTGCAAAACGTGGAAAGCTGGGAATGATTCAGAGTCGTAGTGGTTCTGAAATTGAAATTGTAAATACAGATGCTGGCAGGAGTATATCTGCGTTGTATTCTGATTTGGGAATTACATCTGGAGCTATTGGTGCAATAGAAGATAGAAATGCACCACTATCTTTTGCCTCAGCAGCTTCAATATTAAATGCAAATTCATTAATTGGGCTTGGTGATATTGGTGTTATAACAAACCCGAACGCACCAGACCCAGTAACAAATTTAGCTGCTTCATGGTCAGGGTCAACACTTGTAGTTACATTTGATTTTGATACTACTCTTAGCGAAAACCAATATTTTAAAGATTTTATTATTACACTTACTCCAACTGGCGGTACAGCAGAGTCAGTTTATGTTACTACTGTAAACACATCTTCACCACATCAAACATATAATTTTACTCTTGCAGCAAACGGTACTTTATTTGGTTTTTATCAAACTAATTTTTCATCACTATCTGTAGTAACTTCAGATGCATTTCAAAATAAGAGCGTTGCAGTAACTATTACTCCTCCAGTATGGAGCAATGGTTTGCCTACTCCATATATCACAAAAACATCAATTACCAATGGATATCAAATAACAACAACATATCTTGACTCAAATAATAGTCCAGTTTCTCCAGCTGCTTTACCAACAAACCCAAATCTAAATTATGTTGATATAGAGGAGTATGTGGATACGGCGGGATCAATTAATGCTTTAGGACTAGACCCAACCAATATACCAAGCAGTTTATTTACAAATCTTTCATTTACTCAGGTATCTTTGTCTAGTTTAAATCCAGTAACTATATATACTGCTACAACTGCAACAAGATATGTAAGAGCTAAGTTTACAGATGTCATGGGTTCTGGAACTGGATCATACTCAAATATTGTTCAGGTTATACCTTCACCAATTGCAGTAGTTAATACCAAAACTCCAACAGATGTATCAAGTGTTTCAGCTTCATTTTCTACAGGGACCAATGCGAATGGGTCTGGAAACGATATACTTGTAACAGCTACTGTACCAACTGATGGAAATGCTGGAAACAGCTTTATTATTAAATTAATACCTACTGCTGCACCGACATTGAGTGCTTCATTTTATTTTTATCCACCTATAATTACTACTCCACAAAAATTTGTAATTAATTCAACAGATATATTTGCTCAGTTTGGCACACATTATTCAAGTTATACTGGCTACGTAATCAGTGTATCTTCAGTTGGAAACAAATCTGTTACTGGAACCGCAATACCTTTATTTACAAGAACAAGTAGTCTTGCATCCTATACACCACAGTATACGGTTTCAAATGTTTTAGATGGTTACTCAGTTCAGTTTAACTTAGGTCAACTTGGGGCTTCGTATGGAGAAGTTTATCAATTCTTTTCAAATCCAACTTGGCTTACAGCTGGAGATATCCCAGACTATATTGATGCTACACAATCTTCAGGCGGTGTATCTGGATCAAATACTATAACAGTTAGCAATCTTAGTTTAGAAAATGGTGAATATCCCATTCCATCTGGTACATTGCCATATGCTGGTTACCAAATAACTGGAAATGGAATACCTCCATACACTTGGATAACTGGCATAAATGGAAGTGGGCCAACATATCAGCTTGTATTAAGTAATAATCTTACTTCAAATGCAAGTGGAAGCTATCATATGCAATCTTTGGTTTATAGTGGTTCTGGACCAGCAAACGTATTCTTAAATTACTATTCTACTGTTTATGGCGCAGTTGCTTATTATGATGATTATGGTGACAGATCTTTAAACTCCTCAACTTTTCAAGCAGCACCAGTAAACCCAGCAACATCTGTTATATCAAATGCCGTTCAAGTTGGATCAGGTGGTTCAATCTATGTTGGTTCCAGTGCTACAACTGGATCGAGAATAGTATTAGGGCCTTCTGGCATAAAAGGTCCAGATGGAACATCAGCTTATTCTGGTATATTTGCCTTTGACTACGGCTCTACAGCCAATACAGCAGCAAGCACTGCAATAATTACAAACCCATCTGCAGGAAGTTATACCTTTGAAACTACAAATGCAAAAATTGCTGATTGGTCTATAAACAGTAATCAAATTCAAAATACTCTAGGGACATCATCAAATTATGTAGGACTATCTGCAACTGGAACTTATTCATTCTGGGCTGGCTCTGCAACAAGTGGAGGAGATGCAAATGCAGCATTTACTGTAACGCCTACTGGAGTTGTTACAGCAAGAAAGATGCAGCTTATCGGAGATGGAACGTCTTCAACTAATTTAATTAGTGCAGGAACTTTTAGCATTACTAATGCAGGTGTGCTTAATGCAACAGGTGCAAATATTAGCGGCACTATTAATATCGGCGGATTGTCTACATTTAGTGGAAACGTAGCAATTAATAGTGGTGCATCTATATATGCAAGAACATCTGGCCCATCATCTGGGCAGGGAATGGTAATTAATTACAATGGTCTTAGTGCTTATGATGGTTCGGGGGTTCAAACAACATCAATTAGTGCTGGGGCTGCCTCTGGTACGCCAACATTTACAACTTCCAATGCCTTAATAGGAAACTGGTCAATTGCTTCAACAACAATAAAAAGTCAAAATAAAGGAATAACTTTAGATGCAGCTAACGATCAAATTGTTATTTCTGGACCTATATCTGGAGGTGTAGATCAAGATACATACGAAACCATTATTAGTGCAAATGGCACAAATGTAATTCAATCTGGACCAAAGGGAAGTTCAAACTTTGCCGTGACTCCAGCAGGTTACATGACTGCAAATAATGCAAATATTTCTGGAACAGTATCAGCTACAGGCTCTAGTTATAAAATTACAATGGATCCAAACAATCAGTATATTGGTTTTGGACCCACTCCATCATCTGGAAATTCTTTTGTTCCAAACGGATTAATTTATACAAGAGGCACAAATATAATTATGGAGCCAACTTCAACTCCCACATATGATGCAAACGGTGGACTTAATTCTTATGGATTGATAACTAGTGGATCTCCAGCCCTTATTTTGCAAAATCCTAGTGGTTCAACTCCAAATATAGTGATGGGTATATCTCTGACGACAGCACAACAAGCAAGCATAGCTTATGTGACTGGTAGCAAGACTTACGCTCCTCCATTAAACCAATACGTATCTGTTGGTCCATCTGGAGTTCAAATAAGTGCACCAGAATACTCAGGACATTTAACGCAAACAATATCAGCGGGTAATGGTGGTGGCGGTGACCCATTTATTAGAACAATCATTTACAACCCTTCTGGAGCACAACACGGAACTGCTGGAAATATGGCAACAGGATTTGCTGTATATTATATAAATGGCTCAGTGCCAAGCTCAGGTCATACAGGCCTCATAGGAGATATCTGGTTGGAGTACTAAGTGTCATATATTAAAATTCAAGATACTGGCGTTGATTCTACTGACTGGTCACAGATTAAAAATATTTTTATTAAGACAGCGGATATCGGCGTTGATTCATTTGATTGGGTACCTGTAAAAACTGGGTATTTAAAAGCAACAGATTTTGGTGTAGATAATCGAGACTGGATAGCATTTCACTCTTCTGGTGTAGTAGACCCAGGATATATAAATGCTACAAATTTTGGTACCAGCCAGATAACAGTAAACTGGGGTGCTACATCAAGTAATGGTAGTTATACAATTACTTATGATTTGTATCGAAACACAACTAATTCTTTGCCATCATCTCCTTGGCAAACAGGACTTCAATCAACTTATTATTATGATACTAGCGTAACAGCAAATCAAACATATTATTATTGGGTAAGATCAACTGGAACTTTTGGGGGGTATTCGTATCACTCTAATATAATTGGTCCAGCATACGCAACAGCTCAGGTTGATTCAGCTGTGATTACAATTAGTGCAATTACTTTGTCAAACTATACATCAACAGGATATACAGCAAGTTTTACATACAGCAATTCTGGATCAGCATCAGTACCCATAAATATCTTTGATCAGCAAAATGGTGCTTTAAGTGTGACTGGGGTAACTGCTGCTGCTCATACTTCAAACGTTGCAGTAACTGTAAATGTTACATTGCCAGTAAAGTGGGCCACAGATATTATTTATGCACAAACATCAGATGGAACTGTTACTTCCAGCATAACAGCAATTAATCCAAATCCATCAGGATATCCAGCCTATGTTGATTGTAATGCTTTTTCTGGAACCGTATTGGGTTATTATGGCTATCCTCCAAATCCACCAACAGTAGGTCATGAGTATTTAACAGGAACTGTTCCTTCAAACTCATATACTGCTGCACAAATTATAGCAGCATTAGGTGTGCCAAATGCTTGCTCTAACACATATACCCCTCCAAGCCCCACCCCAACACCAACGCCTACGCCAACACCTACTCCTACGCCAACTGGAGGAACCCAGCAGTGTCCAGGGCAAGCAACAAATCCAACAAGCTATACTTGTGCTGAGTTAGGACTTCAGTATTTGGGAGGTTCAAATGTTTATACAATACCTCAGTATTGGCAATGCTGTGGAGGAGCAATTCCTACACCTACCCCAACACCGACGCCCACACCGACGCCCACACCGACGCCCACACCGACGCCCACACCGACGCCCACACCGACGCCCACACCGACGCCCACACCGACGCCTACTCCAACACCAACTTGGACTTGTAATGGAACAATTACGAATCCAACAAGCTACACGTGTGCTGATTTAGGACTTACTTATATATCAACAGAGCCATACGCACCGTACTACCAATGCTGTGGTGGACCGATTCCTACACCTACACCTGCTCCAACGCC